AAACCGCCGCAAGCCCGAGATGCGTATGCGGATAGATGGATTGTCCTTAGCCGCATCAGCATCGCGAGCATTTTTGCGCTGCCATGCGGAGATGCCTTTATATGCAGCGTGGAACTTTTCCCGCACATCCGCCGCCTCAGCAAGATCCATTTGTACTCCGGTTGAAGCGGCATAGTTCCTGAGCCCTTTTGCGCCTGATCCGTAGAGCAATCCGAAGTTAGCCGACTTACTAATTTGCCTTTGTTCCTTTGTAACGTCATCCTCCGCGACCCCATAAATCTGCGTCGCCGTAATCGTATGGAGGTCTTTCCCCTGCTGGAACACCTGAGTCATAAGAGAATCCTTAGCTTCCGCCGCCGCCAACCTCAACTCCATCTGCCCATAGTCCGCCACCACAAACTTCCATCCTTCTGGCGCCTGAACACAAGCCCTAAACCGCTGATCCCTTGGAATCTGTTGCAAGTTTGGACTCATGCAACTCATCCTTCCGGTGTCAGCCCCCATCTGCATATAGCTGGCACGAATAAATCCATCCTTCCCCAGATTCTTCAACAGTGTTTCAGCCATCTGCCGCTTCTTTTCAACTTTCTTCCAGCGCAGATAGTCAGCAACAATCCTGTGATCGCCAACGTACTCCTGAAGCGCCATACGACTGGCACTGGGCTTCCCGTTCTTGGCATCAATCGGCGCCTCACCCAACAACGCGGTGAATTTTTTCAGCAACTGCGCAGGACTATTGAGGTTAAAAACATTCGGGTCTACCTTTTTACCCTTCGGCCCAGGCTTTGTCTGGTACAGCAGTTTGCCATCAATTCCCCGACACAGTTTGTCCCCATCAGGCAAGGCAACATCAAAGTCCTCAATAAACTTTTCGCCTACTTCGTAGTGCTCAATGTCCAAATCTTCAATGAGCTGTTTTAGATCTTTTTCATTAAACGGCAATCCTGTCCGCCACAACTGCGCCATTGCTGGCAACGCATTGCACTCCAAGTACCAAGCCGGATGGAGCGCAGCCGTCGCCATCCGCTGCTGGATCTGATCAAACAAATCCAACAACACCAGCACATCCTTCGCCGCATATTCCAGCTGACTTTCGGTCAACTCACCCGACCAGTCGCTCTTTTGCTCTTCCTTAGAAATATCCTCGTGCAGGTAACGCTTCACCAAGTGCTGGAGCCCGTGCTTCACATTGGGCATCCCGTTGGTAAGAATCCGACTAGCCAGCATGGTGCAGAGCACTTTGCCAGCCGGATAAATCTCGTGCTCCTGTAACCAGCCGAGGTCAAATACCGCGTTGTGCGCCACCCATGTGCGCTCCACGCCGAAAAAATACTCAAGGACAATCCAATCGTTGTCGTCCAAGTCAAAGCAGTCGAGCACCACAGGCGGTTTGCCTGGGGCACCCAACTGCAAAAGCCGCATCCCGCCCATCTTTGGTTGGAGCTGCGTCGTCTCCGAGTCAAACGCGATCAGCCGTTCATCATCGAGCGTGTGGAGGTGCTCGATACCGAGAAGAAAGTCCAAGCCTGGTAGGGCAACTTGTACCCTACTACTCTAGCAGGCTGTCAACCTCCCGCGCCGAGCACAACACCGCCGCCGCGAGTGTCCCACCCTCGGGAAGTCCCAGCAAACACCGCTTCCCCCAATGAACGCAGTGCTTGCAAGGCCCCCCATCCTCCTGAGGCTTGTAACTCTGGCGCAACCGATCCATCCGAATCTCCTCAAGGCCCGCCGGACTGGAGCGATAACACCTCATACACATGACCGGGTTCGTCGTGTGCTTACCGCACTGCTGGCACGGCCTGCTGTTAATCGTGACTGCCATTACTCAGAAAAAAGAGAACACTCGGTAAAAAATCCAGCCTCGCCAGCCTCAGGAATATCAAAGTCGCACGTGTCCTTGTGCCAGTGCTTGCACTTGACGCAGCCATTTCCCTGCTGCTGGCGCTGCTTTATACCCCTACGTGGAATTTCAGGGCATAAATCCTTGTACGTCCGCCCTGTCCGAATGGACGTAATTGTCTGGAGCGGAACATCCATAGCTTTCGCCAAGGTGTGATCAAACCGCCAGTCCTCAAGAATCTTTTTGATTTCTGCAGGCGTAAACCTACGGCGATTGTTAGGAAAGTCTTTTAACGAAACTTGGATTTCCTTTTTGGTAGTCCGGTCAAAGTACACATTCCATCGATGCCCACAGCATTTGCACTGGAACCTGTACGTATGTAGTGCTGGTTTGTGTTTCCATTGATGGATGTTAGTGATTCTTCTGAAAGAGTGCGTGCAATGGTTAGCCATTCCAGTGCCTGATAACTCCTGCGCAAATGAAAATGTTTGTGATCATGTAAGCCGCCAAGATACAAAAACGCACCAGTGCAACCCGATCAGCAATCCGGTCGTGCTGGTGCGCCTTGTCTCCTAGGGCCTTGGCGATAACTCGCCACCAGTGCCTAAACGAGTTCGCCATCCTCCAGCTCAGATGCAATAGCCAAAAGGCATGTGCGAATCAGAGCACGATTGTGGTGCTGACGAACCGGTTGCCACCAGCGTGGCTCCGGCTCGTTTGGCCACAGACTGTCGGCTAAAAGCCGGACAGTGCTGGCCAATCCGCTTTCGACAGTCGGAGCTTCGTCATACGCCATAAGCATGGCGATAGCTAAAGCTTTAGCGCTCGTCATTCCCGGTACGCCTCCGTCGCCAAGGTGTTGATCAACCGCGTCAGATACCAGCGAGCCTTACAAAAATCCTCGTAAGGATCTTTCTTCAGCCACGCCCGACTGACGTATTTGATGACCTGCCAATGCAGACCACCAACCACAGCATCGGGAGCCGGTTTAACCCATTCCTCAATTACGTCAATAACTTCGACTTTTCCTGACGCATAGTGCGCTGGTGAGTTGACTGGATCGCTCATCCTTTGGACCCTTGAACAGCTTTGTCGCCTTGGTACCTCCCAGTGTGGGAGTAGTCCTTGCTGGGCAGCATCGTCATCCGATGGAACACGATCTGCGCAATCCGCATCCCAGGCCACAAAGCAACCGGATGCATGGAACGCGCATTTTGCAGTTCCAGCGTCAGCCGTCCGCTATAACCAGGATCTATGTATCCAGCAAGGAGATGCTCGATACCTTCCCTAGCCCGGCTCGACTTGAGCGCCAGTTGCCCAGCAATACAGTCAGGCAGCTTGAACTCCTCCAGCGTTTCAGCCAACACGAACTCATGCGGCTGGAGCATGAACGGCTTTTCCTGCGAGTGCCCAGCAATCGAAAAGGGCATCAACTGGGGAGTTGACGGCAACTCCACCAGCAAGTTCTCGCCGAGTCTCACATCGAGACTCGCGGGATTCACCAGTTCCTTATCGAAGGGAGTGACAAGCTCTCTTCGTGCCAACGTGAAGATGTCAATATCCGCCAGGATCACGCCGCAACCTCAGCGGTCTCCTGCTGGAGCACAACATGCTTCCAGGTCTTATTCCACTTGATGCAGTTGACGGTGGTTGGATGCACGCCAAACTCTTTGGCGATCTTGCCTACCGATTTTCCACCGGCAGCCAGCTGGCGCTTAATCTCCAGCACTTTGGGCTCAGTCAACACCGCCACCCCACGCCGTCCCTTGCGGCTGGACTTACGAGTCTTACTTTGAGACTTCGGCTTGTCGCTGCTGCGAACGATTTTCTCGCCAGCGGGTAGAGCAATGGTCTGCTTGGGGTTAGTCAGATCCAGCTCAACGTGCTGGCACGTATCAAGAGCAAAACGAGCATCGTCGAGCGCCTTGATGATCTGATCGAACTGGGCTTCCGAAAGGATGTACATGTTCATTGGATGGAACGGGTGCAGTGTAGTAGGCAAGAGCGGGTCTGTGTCAATCCTGTAAATCCTCAAGCTCATCAGCAATAGCGAGGAGTTGAGTACGTATTTCGTCCCGCCCCCAAGCCTCTGGATCGCTACCTTTAAGCGGTTCATGGGGAACTACCTGGTCCGCGACAGCGCGAAGGGCGGCAGCGATGGCACTGAACTGCGGGCCGGGAACACCGTCTTCCACCCAGTCGAACTTGCTGTTGAACGACTCAAAGACTGCTCGGGCGGCGGGTGAAAGTTCACTCATCGGCACCCCAGCGGGCAGCGAGGGTTGCGATCACGCGAGCATCAGGCCCAAGTGGCTGACCACTTGCCTCCTGCATCCACTGCTGCACCAGCTCCAGCGGGGGATTGATCGGATGGTTGTTGTCAGTCATTGAGTTGCTCCAGTGCGCGGCAAGCTGTCGGTGGAATTGGGAGGAGGGGCACTCCACACCGTATGTAACTCGTCGCAGGCATTTTTCAGTCTTTGCGTATCAAACCAGTAGTCAAATAATGTCTCATAGGTGTTGGCGTTAACCTCTCGGATTATGAGTGTTTTCTGGCCTTTGGGGTATTTAGCCATCGAGTTGCTCCAGTGCGCGGCGGATGATGTTCTCGTGGACGGCATCAAGTCGGTCAGACGCATCGTCTAGAAGAGCCAGCGCCTGCTCCTTCAAGCTCGGCGGCTTGGGGCGGCGGGCGGCGCGGAGTCTTTCGATCCAGCCAGCATCAAGGAATCTTGCATTGGCGAGCATCCACTTACAGCACGCCTCCAGCTCCTGATCAGCGCCCCAGCGGGCGGCTTGGGTGGCAATGAAAGTTACAAGTCCTTCGTGTTTAACCTTGGCATCAATCCAAGCTTCGTTCCATTGATCTACTAATTCTTCTGGTGGAGTAATCGGGTGTTCTTGAGTCATTGTTAAACCTCGTAGTGTGTAGATCTATCCGTTTTCGAGTTCCAGCTTGATCGCAGCTTGGAAATAACCAGCGACTTTTAGCCGGCGGTAAGCCGGCCCAGCCTCCTCGGACTGCTTGTTCTCGATGTTGTCGTACTCATGCCGCGCCTCCTGGAGCGCAGCCATAGTGTCGACGTTGAGAAGGTGCAGCTCCGAGTCCGAAAGCTCGGAAAGCTTGTCCAAATAGATGGTCCGCCCGTTCAAAAGGTACGAACGGTAAAACGGCACCATTGAATTTTCAGTCATCAGCCGAAATAAAGTTTGCGTCGTTCATCGACCCAAGCATCGTAAGCAGCCCGGTCGGAAAACATGTGCTTGAACACATCTGGTACTTCCGTGCTGGCAGGCCGAGGCTGCTTGCGCATCTCGTACATGTCGTGCCAGTTGTAGCCGCGTGACTGCCTGTAGTAGTCCTCGTGTGCGTCGTAGTTCATGCGAAAAAATTGGGATCCTGCTGCCTCAACCGGGTGAGATCCGTGAGTCTCAACTTGAGAATCTCGTGGATGGCCAGCTTGGCTAAGCGGGTGGAACTGATGGTGTCGCTGGTGGCGAACACGTAAATCATGTGGCGGTAAAGCTGGGTCAGAGTTTTGATCCTGACCCAGTGCGTATCCCCCGGAATGGGTTCTAAGCCGACTTCCCAGTCGTCGTAGTCGTCGGCGTTACGAAGTTCGCGGGATTCAGTCGTACCAATCAGACGTGTCGATTGGAGTCCAGTCATCGACTCGCTCGGTGAGCATGGCCCGGAGTTGAGCATCGGTGGCTGGAATCAAATCTTCATCTGAAAAGTAGAGGGTGCCTCGGCACAAGGCAGGCCCCCATTCGGGCGGGTCAAGTTCTGTCTGCGGATAGACCAGAACAGCGTCATCAACAACGGCATCGACAACGAGATGGTCGCCTTCAAATCGCAGCTCCTCAATGTCCAGTACCTTCACTTGACCTCCTGAGCAGTCTGGGGAATCAGATCACCATCAAGCACCTGATCCCAGGTCATTTTGATGAACTGCTCCATCTCAACCAAGCGCTGGAGCTGTAGTTCCTCGTAGTTGGTGTTCCAACCGTAGCCCTTGGCTTCATCGACTCGCTGCTGAACGCGGATACGCGCCCAACCAAGGGCGAAGTACCACGAGAACAGGCTGGAGCGGTCGAGATTGACGTTGACAATTTCCATTTGTAATTCAGTAGTAAGTGCGCCCGTCTCTCCGGGCGTGCCCTTAGCGTTACACAAAAACAGCCCAGCGTCAAGGCCGGGCTGTCGCATTTCGTTACATTCGCGTTAGGTAGACAGTGACTGCCAGCATCCCCAGCAGCCACGTCAACCCGAACACGATCACTGGCGGGATCACACTGGTACCCCTAGTTCCTCTGGCTGGTACTGCGTCAGCACGCAGACGTCCGCGCCTTGCTTGAGGGCCGTGCCAACGACGTAGTGGAACTGATCTTGGGCGTCGTCGGACTCCTCGATCTTGTACTCCTCCACCTCGTAGGCCATGCCCTTGCGATACCAGGAGACCCGGATCACGGCCATCAGCTCAAACGGAATGTCGCCAACGGTGTACCCCAGGATCGGCTTCCTGGGACGCTTTGGCTGGGGCGGTTCAGGCTTGGCCACGGGATCTCTCCAAAAAGCCCATGCGACGACGCGCATGAGCCCTAGGAAAAAGTTAGGCGGGGTAAACATGCCCATCAGTCCCACATCCGTGCGGCTTCCTGCATCAGCTGCGCCAGCTCCTCCGGCGAGCGTTCTTCCCTTGGGGATACCTCCAAAACGTGTCCAACTGGGGCAGATCCGTTGGTATCACTGGGAAAAGCAGCTGGACAAGGGGTAGGGGTGTCCAGGTGGTTGTCCAGCCGCTCCAAGCGAGCTGGACACGAGCTGGACACCTCAGGGGGTTGTCCAGCTGTACTTTCCAGTTCCTCACTGGGTTTTGCCCCAGTTGGACAACTATTTAGAGACTTTTCACGCGAGATCAAAGCTTGGTACGCAGGCATGGGAGAACCACCCCCCTTGTTGGGACGTGTTTCAGCCACCCAAACCAAACCACGAGACACCAAGCGCTGGGTCGCCTTGGTAATTCCGGCAACGCTTCCACCACAGAGAGGATCAGCAGCCAGCTCTGAGCGGGTCACAGAGCGCGGATAGGCCGCCCTGATGCGCTGGAGCACCCGATCCACCACAGAAGCCGGTTCAGCGTCACCTGCGTCCGTCTCTACGTAGTCCGTTAACGAGAACGTCAGATCGTTCTCCAGCTTCATCAGCAGCTTGCTGCCATCCCGCCCAGCCCTGGATTTCTCAACAGTGATCAGACGGGCATTGGAGCCGGTCTGAGCCACCTGCTGGGGCGTAGGCCGCCGCAATCCCCACACCTCATCCACAGCGTCTCTGATGGCGGTAGAGCCTCGGAAGCCACCGGTTTTGTTGGCGTGGTGGATCAGCAGGATCGTGCAGGCGGGGAAGGTCCGTCCGTTGTTGTTCGCCAGCCAGTAGATCGGGCTCGCAAACTCTTTTTTGTTTTCGTCAAACGCCGAACCCCTGCTGCAACCCGTTATCGAGTCAATGATCACAAGTTTTGGTGTGTGTTTTTCAATCAGCTGCTTAAAGCGGTAGTACCAGTTCAGATCCCAACCCATCACAACGGTCACCGGATCTGATGGCCGAAACTCCAGATCCCGCAGTTGCTGCTGGACCTGCACTTCGCTTTGATCGCCGTTCAGGATGAGCACAGGCCCCGCTTCAACCGGAACCAAGTCCCCACGCACAGAAAACGGAATCCCACGCGCCACATGCTTGGCAAGCGTCCAAGCGGACATAGATTTTCCATCACCACCAGCGCCGTGGATCATCACGGTGCCTGGGCACGGCAGCAGATCGGGAATTAGATACTCAAACTTCAGATCCTTCTCCAGCAACCTGTTCAACGTCATCTCATCGTCCTGCTGCTCGTACTGCATTTGGGCGATCAAGATGCGCTCAAGCGCCCCGGCGTCACGGTATCCGCCTTCCAATGCCAACACGTTCATGGCATGGGATGCCTCAGCCGTATTGCGCATTTCTTGGATCGCTTTGGCCCGTTTAATCAGCTCGGCATAGGAAATAGTTACCTGTCTAAAGCGGGTGACGTTATCGCCCTCAGCAGTCTCAACAACCTTCCGCAGATCCTCCGAAAGCCAAAGCCGCCCCGGCATCTGCTGGTCCGCCATCCAGAAGAGCGTCCCAAGACTCACCGGCCCCTTCCGAAAGGACTTCCACGCTGGTTCGCAGGGGTTCCCTTCAGCCCAATCCTGTGAAAATTCGGGGTCTTCTGCAGACCAAGCCGACCAAAGCGTCAAACCAAGGTCAGTCGGCAACTCCGAGTGGATCGCCATCCCCACCTTGACCCAGTGATCGCGGCTGCCAGCGCCCTGCCCTGGGATGACCTTCAACGCGGACTGAATGATCTCAGCCACCTCAGCCGGGTCTCGATCCGAGAAATCCAGCGCCTTGCGATTGCGAATGAAGCCGGCATCCTCAACACCTTTGCCAGCACGGTCCTTCATTTCGGCGATCAGCCAATCAGGAGCCTCTGGAATCGCCTCCAGGTCGCCTTCAAAGCCGTATTGACCAGCCGGAGCCTTCCCATCACTGGAGCCCGGATAAGCCCCGTACAGGACGCCCTGACGGCCCCAGAGCACCTCATACCCAGCGCCGGTATCACTCAGCCCAAACCCCTGCACAGAGCCCCACAGAGCCTCTGGGACGCGGAACAGGTATTTAGCGGCGTTGGCTTTCGTCGACGTGATGACTGGAGCACCCTCCAGCGACTCGCCCCACTTCTTTTTGAGACGGCTGAGATTGCGGTCCACGTCAAGAATCACGAGACCCTTACTGCGACCGCCGGTAAAGACCCCAACCGCTTGGAACACATCAGGCTTGCGCTCGATCTGCAGCGCCACGTCTGCAGGCGTCATCACGTTGTCCAGCGCCTGCTTTGTCGGCGTCTTGCCCTTACTGATTGGACCCGAGGGAAGTTGCTGCCCCTTGGCGTAGATCGGGGCATACGCAAACCCCACAGGCAGCTGGCGCACAAACGCCAGTAGCTCTTGCGTCTTACTAGACACGTTGTTAGACTCCTACAGGAATGTTTGACCCGCGCCTCACAGCCTTCTGGCCGTGGGGCGTTTTTTCATGGTAGCCAGCCAGTCAATCCCGTGTTACTGTGTTAGACGTTGCCCTTGGGCGACCATCCAAAAGCACCAACACAATGGCTTTCCTTTCCAAAACCGCTTCCGCAGCAGTCAGCTCTAATGCCACAGGCGGCGGCTACCTCAGCCTCAGCAAACTGCCCGACGGCGGCTCCGTCCGCTTCGCCCTACTCACCGACGAGCCTCTGGAGTTCTACGAGTCCTGGGGCCAGTCCAACGGAGCTAGCAAGCCCTTCCGTTTCGACTTCGAGCCCACCTACGAGGACGTGGTTGCCGAGATGGGCGACTACGAGCCCCGCGAAGGACGCGGAGGCCCCGGCACCGCAGACGTGAAGTTCGCCATCGCCTGCCCGGTTTACAACTACGAGTCCGGCAAAGTCCAAGTCCTGCAGATCACCCAAAAGTCCATCCTCAAGGAAATCGACCAGATCTCCCAGATGGAGGACTACGAAAACCTGCTGGAGTGGGACTTCACCATCGGCAAAAAGGGCTCGGGCCTGCTGACTGAGTACACAGTGCGCCCCGTTCCCCGCAAAAAGGGCAGCCAAGAGCACATCGACGCCGCCTGGCTGGAAGCCAAGGCCGAAGGCTTCGACATCACCCGCCTGCTCACCGGAGGCAACCCCTTTAAGGCCGCCTGATGGAAAACGCCGATTTCCTGGAGCGAATTGCGGTAGAACTTCACGAGATTCATACGACGTTTAACGTCCGCATGGATCAAATGGAAGACGTACTAATACCATCCGGCGATCCTGTCGATTGTTCTATTTACCGTTTCGGCGATTTTGAAGACGTTGGCACTGGAGCACAAGCCAGATTTGGTCTGTGTCGCAGGTACGCACCTCGTCCTACAGATGATCCAAACAGTATTCGGTGGCCTTCTGTACGGCCAACTGACTACTGCGGTGACGGCATCGCACGTCTGGATTATTAGAACGCTCAGTACACCGCCCCGCCATAGCGCGGGGCTTTTTTAGTGGTATTATCAGATTGGGAAAGAATAACTAAATGGCCTCCAACACCCAAGACACGCTGGCAGGACTGCGTAAGTGGAGGCTGGAGCAAGACAATTCAGGCCCCTTCCGGGTCTACCGCGACATCAACGGCAATATCTACCATAGTGTTACACACATCCTGAAGGAAACCAGCGACAAGACCGGACTGGAACGTTGGGAAGCCCGCCTGGGCCCAATCGAAGCCACTCAACAACGCAATGTTGCCGCCACCCGAGGCAACATGGCCCATTCACAGGCTGAATACCTACTCAAGACCTCAATGCAGCTGGCGCGATCCACTGCAAACAAGCGCAATTCAATCCGCTGGGACGAACAAGGTCTGGCGCGTATCCCGGCCCCGATCACGCAATGGGCACTCAAGCGGGTAAGACCCAATGTCCCCCGAGTTGGCTGGAGCGCTTCCGGCTACGCCCGCAGCTTGTCTAACTGGATCGCCGAGAACGTCACCGAAATTTTTGCAAGTGAATTTTCCATTCATCATCCTGCGGGTTTCGCTGGAACGTGCGACGCCTTAGTTGGAATGAAAAATAACGAGCTGGTACTAGCGGACTGGAAGACGAGCGTTGGCCGCAAAACCAAGACCGACGATGAAGGACTGGAACGCCTACCGCCCGGCCATTCATACATCGATCAATGTGGCGCCTACAGCCTCGGCCTAAAGCACCTAACCGGCCTCAAACCGACTGGAGCAGCCATCGTCTTGGCACGCCGCTGCGGCACCCCCAACATCCACTACATGTCGGCTCGTGAACTCGCCGACGCTGAGTGCTCGTTCCTCGCACGAGTGGAACAGTATTTCGACAACCTTCAAAAAGCCATTCATGCCTCGGCCTAAAAAGCCATTCATGTCTCGGCCTAACGGCCTCGACGAAAAGCCATTCATAACTGGATCGCCATTCATATTGTTTCGGCCATTCATGCTGCCTATAGCTGGAACGTATTGCCTGGAACGCCAATACCTACTCCTTACGGGAGTTTCAAGTGAGTCTCAAGGTGAGACACCCTTAGGACAGAGTCAGAGGCTAGGTAAAAGTACCTAGTCCCGGATACGGCAATGCCCCAGACCTAGGGCAGGCTGGGGCGTGCTCACCCCTACGGGGTTCGCACCTTGCGTGGGGTGTAACTGGCGCGAGGCTTGCCCTTATCGGTCCTGGGCTTGCGTGGGGCGTTTGCGGGTTTGCGGGTCGTCGGTGTTGTGCGCGCGTTTTTTGCACTTAATTTCAAGCCTTCAGGCATCAGCTCACTGGGGCAATGGCTGCCCCCGTTGCGAGCTTGGCACTGATTCCAATAGGGCACGCAAGACTCCCAAAGCTCGCGGATGCCCTCTTTACCGTGCATCTGGTGCAGCTTCAGGAAGTCCTGCCACTCCTCGGGTGACAGGGTGGAACGTTCCGCGCAATACCGCAAATCTCTGAGGGCCCGCTTCTCTTGGCGGATGATCTCGCGTTCCTGCTCGCGAGCTTCCCTTGCTAGTTGCTGGCGTTCCTTTTGACTGGTGAACATTGGCTGATGGTGAGCCTCGCGTCACACAGTAGCGCAACGGTCAACCCCTGCCGGCCACGTTACTAAGTGTAACAAGAGCAATGGGTAACGGCTGGTGCGTCGATAGGATTGCGGGCGAACACCTAGGGGCACCCTCCCATGGCACAAACAAAAGCATCGCCGGCACTGCTGGAACGGATCGACCGCCTCTCGGGCTGTCAAGGGCATTGGGTCCTGATCCGGGACGGCGAACCAGAAACCGACTGCAGCCACCAATGGCACCAGGACCACACAGCCCACCTCGCTACATGCCTGGCCGAGCACTGGCGCGGTGTTTCTCTCGGTTTTGTTCCGTCCTACTGCGGTTATAGCGACTACAGCAACACCGGGCTGGTGGGGCTGTCCAACTATCGGGTGCTCACCGATCCTGCCAGCACACCCGACCCTCACGGCGGGATCCTAGAGGTCGGCTACGGCTGGAACGGTCGCGGCGTCGTGCTGGACCTTTTGCGGGTTCCGGCTGATGTGCTCGAAACGGTCGAAGCCTTGGAGTCCTATCCGCTCATCTCTGAAGATGATCACAGCGAGCTCGAAACCGAAGCCGTCCTATCGGTCTGGAACGGTGACAGCATCCGCGAACGAGTCCGCACCTTGCAGGATCTAGGGCTGTGTGTGTTTGCGGCCCGCCGTGACTCCGCACCGTGGGAGCTGCAGCCGCTGTGGGACTCAATCCTGGATTGCTGCAACCAGTATCCGACCGCTAACGCTTGACCGCTGGCCCGGTCGGCTGTAATGTATTTCACGAGACCCAACCCATAGGCTCAAACCATGGCTCAAACCTTCCACTGGACTGGCACACACGTTGATGGCTCTCGCGCTTGCGCGGTTGTGCGCTACGCGGGCGCGACCGATACCCGCGGCTCCCGCTGGCTCGCAACCATTAAGCGCGACGCCACCCATACCTGGCGTGGCACGGCTACGTTTGAAGAGGGTCCGATCACCGCTGCACTGCGGGCCGCTAGCAAGGCTGCTGTACAGTGGCAAGCCGTAACCTGTCACAGCATCGATCCCAATACCTACTGCGTGGGGTTCTGATCATGCTTTGGAATGTAGAACTGACTGATACCTTCGCCGGCGAGGCGAATTACAGCTGGGTGCGACGTGATCAACTGGAGCTACCGGCGGATGCGACCGATCGCCAGGTTGTGACGGCTGCCAAGGCTGCGCTAGGTCTGACTGGCCAGCGGTGCCGGCGCTTCGATTACGGCGAGGGCTTCGAGCTTCGCCCCTACGGATCCTGCACCGTTGCTTTTGTGCTGCCGTCTTACTGACTGGCACGCTCACCGATCAACAGCCCGGCCAAACGGTCGGGCTTTTTGCTGCGCGACCTACGGCCGCTTGCAAGGTACAACCTAAGATTGAACAAAAGCCTTGGAGTTTAAGACTGTGAGCGATCAACCGGAAGCTAACAACATGGCGCCGGATGATTCTCCGGAAGCTGTAAAGAAACAACGACCCTATGGGAAGCGCAATCCGGACGCTGTGATTGAAGAGCGCCGGAAGCGACTTTATCGCAGGCAACTTAGTGGTCTGCCGACTCGCCAGCTGGTTCTAGATCATGCTGATCGTGAAGGCATCGGCGAAATAACGGCCTGGCGCGATTGGGACGCTGTGAAACAGTGGAACGAGCAGGATTGGCAGAAGGATCGCGAGAGCATAGTTTCACGTCTTCAGGCTATGCGTATGCGCGCAATCGACGCTGCAATCCGGAAGGGTCAGATCGGCTCCGCTCAGTTGCTGATGCGAGACCTTGGGGCGGTCGTTGGAGAGGTCGCACCAGAAGCGCAGGCCGCTGCAGCGCCGACCCTCCAGATCACGGTGGAAGACAAGCGCCAGGGTTGACCGCTGGCCGCTAGTGTGCAACAATGGGAGGCAAGCTAACCCAGCTCACCATGCACCGCATCCACCTATTCGCCGTCCTACTGATCGGCGCTGGCGTCCTCGCTATGGGCGCCGACAACAGCCGCCAGCTGGCACGCTGCGAAGCTACCGGCCGCGGCCCGGCGGAGTGCCGGCTGCTGGTGCTCGGCCGCTAGGTTGTGACAGTAAAGGAACCGGTACAGATCCGGCGAATCTGCTCGCAATCCGGCTCCGGATGCTCTATTGTGTGAAAGTACATCAGGCACACCACGCCATGACAACCGCTCCAACCCGCGCCACCAAAGCGCAACTCTGTGAAATCCTTAACGACACCATCGCCCAGCGCAACACCGCCCTGTACCAAGCACGCGAGCACCAAGAACAGGCGCAGACCGCTCTGATTATCGCCATCGTCGCCTTCTGCCTCGGCCTTCTCTTCTGATCCACACCGACCGGGGGGCAACCTCCGGTTTTTTCGTGCGCGGTGCGGTGCCTAGGGAACCTACTGACATAATCTCAATTCCTTCCTCTGTTACACACCGGGGGCAGGGGTTCAATTCCTGTAATACCCTAGAAAGTACCCTCCTACATAAAAATGCCCGAATCTGCTGGAGCACTCACCCTTCGCTACGCCCAGGGTCAAGTCTTCGGCAGCCGAAAACGCTTCAGAGTGTTGGTAGCAGGTCGCCGCTTCGGAAAAAGCTACCTCTCATGCATCGAATTATTGCGTGGGGCGATCGAAAGGCCGGGCGAAACCTTCTTTTACGCGGCCCCTACATACCGGATGGCGAAGGACATCGCCTGGAAAGTCCTGAAAAAGCTAGTCCCAAAAGCGTGGATCAAGAGCAAAAACGAGACCGACCTCAAGATCGAACTAGTGAACGGCTCGACAATCGAACTGAAGGGCACTGAAAACGCCATGGCCCTCCGAGGCCGCAGTTTGGCTGGCGTGGTGCTGGACGAAGCCGCCTTCATGGACGCAGAAGTCTGGTTTGAGGTCATCCGCCCCGCCCTCGCCGACAAACAAGGCTGGGCCCTGTTCATTTCCACCCCAGACGGCACAGCTAGCTGGTTCTACGAACTCTGGCAATACGCCGACAGCGGCGATTCCGACTGGAGCCGCTGGCAATTCACGACGATTGACGGCGATAACGTCCCTCCGGAGGAAATCGAAGCCGCCCGCGCCCAACTCGACCCCCGCACTTTCCGCCAAGAATTTGAAGCCAGCTTCGAGAACCTATCCGGCCTAGTCGCCATCAGTTTCAGTGATGAGAACATCGAAAAGAGCGTCCAAGATCTCCCCGTCCTCCCACTCCTCATCGGGGTCGATTTCAACGTCGATCCAATGAGCGCGGTCTGCGCGGTCAAAAAGGGCGACGTGCTCTGGGTCTTCGACGAAATCATCATGACCGGCGGCGCCACCACCTGGGATCTTTGCGAAGAAATCCAAACCCGCTACGGCGTGGAGCGCCGCATTATCGCCTGCCCCGACCCCACGGGCGGCGCCCGCAAAACCAGCGGCGTTGGAGCGACGGACCACAACATCCTCCGCAAATCTGGTTTCACGGTATCCAGCCCACGCAACCCTTGGAAGATCCGCGACAAGATCACCTGCGTCAACACCGCCCTCCTCGATGCAACTGGAACCCGCCGCCTCTTCATCCACCCCAAGTGCAAGGAGTTAATCAAGTCCCTCCGCACCCTGACTTATGCCCCTGGCACCGGCCTCCCCAACAAAAACCTAGGTGTCGACCACGCTTTTGACGCCCTTGGCTACCTCTGCCTGCAAACCTTCAACCTCGCCAAACCAGAGAACCTCGGCAAGACCAACTATCGTGTGTGGTAATACCCCACTGGAGCGTAATGGCCGCAAAAAAGAAGACCGCCGCCCAGAAAAAAGTCTCCAAAGTTATGCGTGAGTACGGCAAAGGAGAGCTGCACTCAGGCAGCAAAAAAGGCCCGGTGGTGAAATCCCGCAAACAGGCCATTGCTATTGCAATGTCCGAGGCCGGCATGACCAAAAAACCCGCCAAAAAGCGCAAGAAATAGTCATGGCACGCAAAAAACCCGGTGATCCCGGCCTTTACGCCAACATCGCAGCCAAACGCAAGCGCATTGCCGCCGGCAGCGGCGAAAAAATGCGCAAACCTGGCACTAAGGGCGCCCCCACCGCCGCTGCCTTCCGCGCAGCCGCCAAAACCGCCAAAAAACGGAGCAAATAACTATGGCCGCCGTCGCCATCCTTAGCACTGATCGCTATACCAATCTGGTGGAGCACCACGGCACCACAATGACCGCCGTGAACGACTGGATGGAAATTCCTGCCCAGTCTTCCAGCTATACATTCGCCGTCAGCTCCACCAACAGCGCCAACTTCCAGCTCGCCTTGGAGTGCAGCTTTAACGGCAACGGTAGCTGGTTCACCATTGACAACGGCAAAACCATCAACGCCGCTGGCGAATACGTGTATTTCTACGACGGAAAACCCGCCGCAAAAATCCGCATACGCATAGCTTCCATCAGTTCTGGCACACCTAGTCTGAACCCCCACATCGCCGTCGCGTATCACGGCTAATGGCCATCCAAACAGTGAATGGAGGCTGTGTTCACATCGAAATTGATGCTGAAGACGGCCTCACTCACGCAACATTCGTCTTTAAATCACCCCAAAACCCCGAAATCCTCGGCGGTTTTGTCTCAATGCTCGCCCAAGGCATCGAAGTGCTGGTGCCAATCTCTGATCCCGACGATGAGGAGGAAGACGATGATTGAGTATCTGCCAAAATAAGTACAAAGTAGGAGTCAAGCCGTGGTCTACAGCGCCAACATCCCCCCAACTGGAGCTGTAGTCAGCGAATCCCCGTTCGTCCGCAGCTTGGACGTGATCGCCATGATGCCCGACTGGAGCGTCATGGCCGCCGTCACCCACGGCACCAACTACATCCGGGATATGTCAGAGACGTATCTCCCACAAGAACCACGTGAAGACGATGACGCCTACCAAACCCGCGTCGACCGCAGCGTCCTCAGCCCCTACACCAGCCGCCTCATCGAGACCGCCGCTGGCGCCATCCTGCGCAAACCCATCCACGTCGAAGGCGACCCCTACTGGCTGGAACTGATCCAGAACATCGACGGCATCGGCTCGAACATCAACGAATACGCCCGCCGTGCGCTGGTAAGCAGCCTTACCTATGGCCACAGCGCGATCTTGGTGGACTATCCCGCAGCAATGGGAGCGCGAAATCTTGCTGAAGAACGTGCCCAGGGCCGCCGCCCCTACTTCGTCCACGTCGATGCCCCCCAAATCTGGGGCTGGCGCAAGGAACCCGTAACCAACCGCCTCCTGCAAGTCCGCATCCACGACTACGACGTTCGCCCTTTGAACGAATTCGGCGAAGAACAAGTCGAAGAAATGCGCGTCATCTACCCAGGCCGCTACGACCTTTACACACTGGGACGCAGTACCGAAACCGTCGAACTCACCGAAACCGGCGGCTACAGCCTCAACGAAATCCCTCTAGTCCCGATCTACAGCAACCGCCGTGGCGCCCTGATTTCCCAGCCACCACTGTTGGATATTGCCAACCTCAACATCACGCACTACCAGCGCCAAGCCGACCTAATCCACGCCCTCCACATCGCCGCAATGCCCACCCTTGTCCTAGAGGGCTGGGACGACACCACCGGCAGCGCAACGATGGGCGTCAACTACGCCATCGCCATGCAACCGGGCAACAAGGCGTACTACGTCCAAGCCGACGCCACCAGCTTCGACGCACAAATGGCAGAACTCCAATCCCTGGAGCAACAAATGTCCACATTGGGCGTTACAAAACTTTTCGGCCAGAAGTTCGTCGCCGAATCTGCCGAGGCCAAGCGCATCGACCAAGCCCAAAGCAACAGTGTCCTCTCAATCATCAGCCAAGAACTGGAAAGCGCCCTGAACCAGGCTTTTGCTTTCGCCGCTGAGTACGTGGGCATCGAACCGCCAGAAATCACAATCGACCGCGACTTCGACTACTACCGCCTAATTGGCCAAGACGTCTCCGTACTGGCGCAACTCAACCAAATGGGCAAAATCAGCGACGCCATGCTGCTGGAAGTTCTCCGCCGTGGCGAAGTCCTACCCGACAACATCAACATCGAAGACGAACTTGAAGCCTCCACCACAAACGCACTGGCTCTACCAGAAGCAGCCGAAAACACCGGCGACGAAGACATGGAAGAGCGCGAAGAGGAACTTAACTCTTAACTGCTAAAGTACAAACGTCCAAGTAATACACAACCGTGCCCGAAGAACAGCAAGCCCCAGTAACTCCTGTGGAGACTGGTGCACCTCAGCCTGTGGCTGACAGCCTGGATCTGGCCGCCCAACTCGAAGCGCTTCGTGCGAAAAACCAAGAACTAATCGCCGAACGCCGCAAGGACCGCGAGAACCGCGAAACCCTCCAGAAACAACTGGAAGAGGTACGCCTAGCCCAAGAACAAGCCAAAACAGCAAAACTTGCTGAATCTGGCGAATACAAAACTCTGTGGGAAGAGGCGCAAACTACTGTTGCTGAACTCAAGCAACAACTAGCCGCAAAAGAAGCCGAGGTCGATCAAATCCGCCAAGGTTTTACTCAAGAACAGATCAAATCTGCGGCCATCGCTCAACTATCTAACGCTGGTGCATTAGCACCCGATCAGCTGTATCGTCTATTGCAGGAGAACCTACGCGCCAAAGAAGGACAGCCTGTGGCTGTTGTCGGCGGCGTCGAAGTTCCAGTTGGTGAATACATCGCCAACTTAAAAAATCCCGGCAGCGGTTACGAGCATCACTTTGCAGCTACGAACCGCGCCGGCATGGGTGTCACGGGTAGTGCCCGCGCCACCGCCCTCCCCGGCCAAGCCAACCCCTGGTCTAAGGACGGCTGGAACGTCACTCAGCAAATGATGATGCTTGCCAGCGACCCCGACAAAGCCCGGTTGTTGAAAGCCGAAGCCGGCCTCTAGCCCCTGTGGGGCACCTCCCCAACCTTGACTCCACTGGAGCTATCCAATGTCTGCTTCTAACAGCAACTTCGGGGGAACTTTTCTCTCGAACCTTGTAACTCGCCCCGAGTTTCTTCAGTACACCGCTGAGGGCATCTTCGAGCAATCGAAGTGGGTCCAAAGCGGCATCATCCAGCGCAACGCTGCCCTCGACGCCCGCGCCGGCGGAACCCGCGTCCGGGTGCCGTTCTTCGACCCCATCGCCCCCACCGAGACCCGCATCCTTTCCACCTCCAGCTGGAACGGTGGCCTGGGTTATCTGACTGCTCAGAACGTCACTGCCGACGAGCAGATCATGACGATTCTGCACCGTGGCTTCGCCTACGCCGCAGACGACCTGAGCAAGCTGGGCTCTGGCGCCGACCCCCTGGCCCACGTCCGCAACCAGCTGACCGCCGCCATCAACAAGCTGAAGACCGCCACCCTGGCAGCCCAACTGCTGGGTCTGTTCGGCGGCATCAGCGGCTCCGGCGTGCTGGGTGCCAACCAGACCAACAAGACGTTTGCTGGTGCGCCCGGTTCGATGACCGAGGCCAACTTCATCAACGTGGCCAACGTGGTGGCCGCCAAGGCGAAGCTGGGTGAGCGCGGCGACGAACTCGACGCCATCGCCATGCACTCCAACGTGGCGTACTACCTCCAGCAAGTGGGGATGCTGACCTTCAGCACCTCTGCTCTGTCTGCTGGCGGTGCCGTGGTCTGGGGCGGCGGCGGTGTGGGCGTGACCCAGACCGAAGTGGCGACCTTCGCTGGTCTCCGCGTGGTGATCGACGACCAACTGACCTACCTGACCGGCGGTACTGCCACCCACGCGGTGAAGTATCCGGTGTATCTGTTCAAGTCGGGTGTTGTTTCCGAGGGTATCCAGCAGGATCTCCGCCTCGGTGCAGATCGCAACATCCTGTCCATGCAGGACATCCTGGCCGTCGATTACCACTACGGTTACCACGTGACCGGCACCAAGTGGAACGACGCTGGCGACAACCCGACCAACGCCGATACCTCGGGCAACCTTGCCAACACCAGCAGCTGGAGCCTGGTCTTCAGCGCTGCCAAGCAGGTGCCCCTGTGTCGCCTGCTGGTCAACACCCCCTTCGACACCACCGCTTACTGATCCTTCAGTACAGCCAACAAAAAAGCCCCCACTACGGGGGCTTTTTCTTGTATTGCCTCAACCTTCAATTTCACCAATACGAACTTTTTCTTGGTACTCAAAAATTTCCGGCGCTCGCCCAACCATTTTGTAGGAGTGCGTCAGTAGCTCTTTAAACACGTGAACACTCACTTGAAGCTCTTGCTGGATCGTTTCAGCGTCTTCACCAGCTGCAAACCTGGCCCGAATAGCCTCCGCAACTACTTCAAGAGAACGCACTTGAACACCTGGTGCAGCCGATGCCACCGGCGTTTCTACACTGTTTTCAGTGTTGGCAGTTTTGCGAGCAGGCATGGGAACCGTCCGTCTTTTCGTACTACATGATAAAACCCGTTCTTACGTTGACGTTCCCTACGGCAAACATCTCGAAGCCCAAGCAGAAATCGAAATGCAAGGCGCCGAGGTTTACCACGCTGCGCTTTTATCGCCACCAGCTAATTCAACTAAAAAACGCACTGGCGCTAGACTCAAACAAAGGATGTATTAAGCCGTGCCCGCCGCAATCGACGCCACATTAAGCGGTGCCTCGGCGAACAGTTACGTCACGCTGGCCAGCGCCAACACCTATTTCGAGACTGTCCCCGATAGCAGCACTTGGACTAGCAAAACCGACGACCAAAAGAACCGCGCCCTCATCTCCGCCACACGCTGGATCGACGCCCTGAGTTTCTACGGCGACCGCTGCACCACCACGCAGGCACTTAAGTGGCCTCGTGAAAACTACACCGTCGATGGCATCGACCTTGCTTGCAGTTTGATCCCCGACCCCATCAAAGTCGCCACCTACGAGCTGGCACGAGCCCTTGCCAACGACACCGACGCCATCATCGGCACCACCGGCACCAGTGGCATCTACGACCAAGTGGAACTGGGCGAACTCAAAGTCAAGTACAACAAGTCCAGTCAAACCAGCGGCGTCATCAACAACGTCTTCGACGTTTACCCTTGGCTCCAGTCCTACCTAGGCCCTTACTGCATGGGTGGCGCCGCCAACTACGCCGTCCGTCTATTCCGAGGTTGATATGGGCCTCATCGACGACACCTTCGCCCCCATCCCCGCCACCATCCTCAACGACTGGGGCGAAACCATCACTTACATCAAAACCGCAACACCCCGCGTTTACGACCCAACCACTGGAACAGTCAACGGCGCGGACATTACCGTCCCCCTCAAAGCCGTCATTACCCGCGTCAATCCCCGCGAATCCGAAGGTCTGTACCAAACCACCGACATCAAGGTGATCATCGGCACTGCCGAGCTTGGAACGTACTTTCCCACAGAAGCCGACCGCATCCAGTACACCCAGGATGGCGCCACCCGCGAAGCCAAAATCATCGCCATCACCAGCTATCGCGGCACCAACCCCGTCCTCCACACCCTCATTGCGAGGCCCCAGTAATGGCACGTAATCGCGGTTTTCTTAACGAACTGGATCGACTAGTTGAGAACATAGACCGTATTGCAGTAGCGGCTTTTAGCAGGGGACCAGCTCGCGCCGCAGAAGAAATTGTCATTGACTTACAAGAAGCCGGCCCGGTATGGTCTGGCCGTTTTGCCAACTCTTGGCAAATTGAAACCACAGACGGCAGACGCACATCCGGCAGTGGTTCTCCAGGACTACCTCAACGTGTTCCCGCTCCGTTACTTAGCGGACGCGGTTTTGCTTTTGACGACAGCGTGTATACAATTTCTAACTTCTCTACCTATGCAGATCAGGCACGCGATTTAGCTGAAGGCCGCTACATCGACCCAGGCACTACACCACTAAAAGAGTACGACCGAGGTACTCGCGTAAGCGGAATCCGTGGTGACTTAATCGGAGACGATGAAGGCCCAAACCGTTCAACAGCCCCGCTCGACTGGTACGCGACATATTTACGCGGCGGAGCTATCGACAGACGCATCAAAATTGAACTTGATACAGAACTGGACCGCGTACGGCTATGAACTACCAAGCAATTCGCGCCGCAGTAGAGAATCCGCTGCTCAAAGCATTTAGTTCACTGGTACCTCCAGTGCCTGTGTACTTCGACAACATCACTGCAGTTCCACCAAACACAACAACGGAGTACGTTCGCATCAATGTTACTTTCGGCATTACCAACGAGCCCACACTTATCTCCAGCGTTGACAACGCTCGCGGTGCGGTGGTCATCCGTATTTTCACCGAGAAAGGTAAAGGGCCAGCCCGCAACCAAACCCTACTAACCACAGCAGTAAACGTATTGGAAACACTCAACAACAGCACAAAAACTACAAGCGGCGTTTATTTCCGCCTTGGCAGTATTAACGGTCCTACTTTTTCTACAACCGACACATCTCCACATTTTGTGGGACGTATTGAGACCTCCTACGTAGCGACTGTTTTGACGTAGGAAGTGTTTGCTGTGGGCGCTAACCTGTATTAAGCCGGGCAGTGCCCGCCCACGTTATCCAGACCTGACATGGCTGCTACCGTCATCACGGGCACCTCTGGTGCTTTCTACTACAAACCCGCCGGTACTACCGGTACTTTCGGCGAGGCAAACGTCAACGCCACGACCAACACCATCACCGTCGAAACCTTCTACGGTTTCCAGGTTGGTGACCCCGTTAAATTCAGCGTACAAAACAGCGCTGGCGGCACCCCCAGCGGCACCTTGCCCGCAGGTCTAACCGCTGGCACTACCTACTACGTCAGCAGCTACACCGCTGCAACGGGTGCTCTGCAGGTTTCGGCCACAGACGGTGGCGCTGCCGTCGACATCACCGACGACGGTACGGCTACCGGCAACAACTATTTTGAAGTTGCGTATGCGGCATACGAAGTTGTAGGCCAAGTCCGTGACTGGAACTTTGAGATTACTCGTACCGAAATCGATGTAACCACCATCGGTCAGGACGCAGCGCAGTTTGCTCCTTTCCGTAGTTACGTCGCAGGTTTTGCAGAGGGCACTGGTTCCACCACCGTGTATTTCACCACGGACGACGATAACTTTGCCAACCGGATGATCAACGACATTATCCAACGCAACCAAACCGGCGCATACGTGAAGTTGTACGTGGACCGTGTATTCAGCGGGGGTTCTGTCAGCGAAACTCTGAGCCGCTCGATTGCAATGCCCATTGTGCTGACCTCGGCCAGCCTGACGGTTAACCCGGATGATGCCATTGCTGTGGCCATCAACTTCCGACCCAGCTCCACCCCCACATTCGACCTCGTGAAAACCGCCTGATAAGTTATCAAGGCAGGTGGTTTCAGCACCCCGACGTAACCGCCGGGGTTTTTTCATGTCTAGTCCGCTACAGTAGTCCAAGAAAGCACAGCATTAAATGCCTGCCTCAACTCCGGTCCGCGCCATTGATCGCCTGCGCAAAGCAGCGAACCTGGAGCCAGTCAAAAAACACATCGAACTGTCTGACGGCAGCACATTTGAAATGTGGGTGGCACCACTGACGATGGCGGAGCGCGAACGCGCCCAAAAGCAAGCCAAGTCTGACGACGCCAACGCCTTCGCACTTCAACTGCTGATCGCCAAAGCACTAGACGAAAACGGCGGCAAACTGTTTAGCGCTGGTGAAATCGACGTCCTCAAGAACGAAGTCAAGGACAAAGATCTCCAAGCCTTGATGCTGGCGATCCTTACTGACGACGCCGAGCCCATCGACCCAAAGAACTGAGTGCTGAGCTTCGGAAAGACAACTGGCTGATGCTCCAGTTCGGCGTCGCCAAAGAACTGGGGCTCAGCCTTACCGAAGTTCGCACCACGATGACCGCCGAGGAGTTACTCGGCTGGAGCGCCTACTTCAGCATCCTCAACGAGGACCAGCAAAAGGAGATGGACAAAGCCCGACGCCGCCGCTAACCCGGCGGCTTTTTTGTCGCGTAAACTGAAGTACCAGAGTGTGACGTAGCGCCGTGGCTTACAGAGCCGACATCGAAATTGCGGTACGCGGCGCACAAGATCTAAAGCGCTTACAGAACGAAGTATCAACTGCCTCAAAGCTAGTCAATCAACTTAATCAATACATTGAAACTTTTGGCGGACCCTCTATTGTCCGTAGTGTCCGTAATTTAAAAGATGTTGTAAGTGAAGCTGCCACGGCATTTAATAAAGCGGCTTTAGGTACAGATGAAGCAACTATTGCCGCTAAAAAATATATCGAAGCTACAGCAGAACTTAACGCGGGATTGCGTGAACGTCGAGAACTGCTTTCCAGCATCACAGAGCAGGAGCGTAAAGCTCGACTGGCACGTTCTGGTATTACCGAAACGACTCAATACGCAGGTCCAATCGGACCAGGGCAAGCTAGTCCTGTTGCCTTGCGTTCGGAATTACGTGGACGGACACAACAAATTCTTGACGAGCGACAGGGCCGCAAAGAGTTAAACGCAGTTCTTGAAGACCAATTCGAAAAAGAGCGGCAGTTGCAAAACAACCGTCTTGACGAAAAAGCTGCCCAAGTGCAGGCTGCTTTAGACAAACAAGCTGCTGCTACAGCTGAGACAGCTGCACAAACAGCAAAGTTAAACGACAGAACTCAAGAATTTACTGCACGTACAGACCAAGCAGCCCGTGCTGCACGAGCGCAAACAGCCGAGTACCTGCGCCAGCTGCGTAGCCTTAAAGAGCTACGAAAAACACAAGCAACTGCTCCGGCAGGAGGTTTTCCTGTAGAAGGACCTATGGCAAGTCCGGGTTTCCGGGGTATGCAGCGTAACGTAGGTAAATTTGGCGAAAACCTAGCTCTTGGCGCAGGTTTTCCTTTACTTTTCGGCGGTGGCCCTGGTACTGTTGCTGGTTCTGTGCTCGGTTCATTCGTAGGCACAGGTTTTGGAGGGCAAATTCTTGGCGGAGCTATCGGTCAAGTTTTAGACCAAACACTTATCAAGATTAAAGACATAGGTAATGCAATTAAACAGCTAAATTTTGACACTCTTACTGAGTCAGGAATTAAATTTTCATCTGAAGTGCAATCACAGTTAGATCTACTTTTGCAGGTTGGCGATGCTTTAACAGCACAAAAAATTGTAAGTCAGGAAGTCGCTCGTGAGACAGGAACACTACCCGGTGTAACTGAAGATGTAGCCAATAGTGTGAACATACTGAATGACTCTTGGCGTAAAACAATAAATGCCGTAAGCACCACAGCAGGGATTATCGCTGCACCCTTAGCAGTCGCTTTAGCTGGCGTACTGGAAGCAGTAAATAGTATCTTTAGAGTTTTAAATGGAGTGTTTAGCTTAATCGGCACAGGCATTAAGACAGCTGCAAAATTTGTAATTGAATTGATCGGAGGTAAAGATGCTGTCGATTTTATCAATAACAGTATAGACAAATTAAATAGCGGCCTTAGTGAAGCTACTGCGCGCGCGGCAGAGTTTCGTAACACAATTAACCAAGCTGTAGTACGGTCAGACATAGAGTTACGAGCTACTAAAGCTCTTACACCTGGAGTAACAACAGAAGATAAACTTACAAATATCAATATCCAAAAACAAAAAGATCTTGATTTGTTGTTTCAAGATGAAATCGACGCCCGCATTAAAATACGGCAAGAAAACGCAAAAGCGACAGCAGAAACTGTAGACGGACTTATTAAACAAAATACGTTACTGTTTAAAAATAAGCGTGAAAACATAGAAATTACTGCACAAAGACAGACCACAGCTGAAATCCAACGCGAACAAGCAGAATTGGAGCGTAAGGCTGCTCAAGAATTAGAGCGCCAAAGAAAAGAGCTTGAGCGCATAGCAAAGTTACGGGTTGATCAATTGAATACCGCACAGAAAAACTACGTTCTTGCGGAAGCTGAGATCGGTGTCCTTACAGCAGTGGGCGCAGAAAGTAAGGCACAAGCGGAATACGACAAAGTAAGAATACAGCGTATGTATACTTTCGCAGAATTACTACAAAAAGCACTTAGTGAAGAGGAAAAAGAAGCTCTTTTGCAGACGCAATACCTAGAGGCTCTAGCTGCTGAAATACAGCTAGACGTAAGAATACTTGAAATACAAAAACAGCAAACAGCGGAGTTATACGAACAATTAGATGCGGCAGGGTTACTTAATCAACAACTACAAAAAAGACTAGGTAGAGGAGCGCAAAAAGAGAACCTTGGTACTGGAGACGGCAAGTTACCTTTAGGAGGTTTTACGCCGGATATGCCGCAACTAGCTGGCGACCGTGGAACCAGAGGAAAAATCGAAGATCGTATAGGCCAATTAAAGGAAGAAATAAAAGAACTTACAGACCGTGGAAATATCGCTATAAAAGTAGCCGACGGTATAGGCGCTGCATTTAACACGGCGTTCCAAGGCTTGGTTTCTGGGAGCATGACCGCTAAAGAAGCTCTAAGCAGTTTCTTTAAGTCTGTAGGAGACATGTTTATTGAAATGGCAGCTGAAATTATTGCCAAACAAACTGTAATGATTACACTTCAACTAATACTTAAGGCTCTTGGTGCAATAGCAGGAGCTGCAGGTGGTCCTACTGGTGCTGCAGGCAGCAAGGGGTACACCTTGCCGAAGGGTGAAGGGTTTGCTGAAGGGTTTAAACTTCCCCCGATTTTAGGAAGGGCTGTAGGCGGTCCTGTAGCAAGCAGTCAGCCTTACTTTGTGGGCGAACGCGGTCCAGAGCTGTTTGTTCCAGGCACCGGTGGCAGTATTGTGCCAACCAACGATCTCCGTTCTGCGATGGGCGCTACACCGGGTAGTGCTGGCGCTCCTATCCTTAATATGAGTTTTGAGACCACGAGCATCGGCGGAACTGAATACGTGAGCCGCGATCAACTAGAGGCTGCTATGGCCGAAACCCGCCGCCAAGCAACACGCGATGGAGCAAAACGCGGAATGAGCATGACCCTTGATCGTATCCAGCAATCACCTCAAACCCGTAGTCGTATTGGTATCCGCTGATGGCTACATTTCCCGCATTAACGCCAACATCTCGCAATTTCACCCTAGGCGTTTACCCGCAACGAGAATATCGCGCATTGAGTGGCGCCGTAATAAAACGTACGTTTGGCAACTCGCCATACGGCGCAAAACTGGACTTGGAATATCAAAACGTTCCAGACTCAACAGCAGTTACCTTACTTAATCATTACCGCAGTGAAACAGCAGCGAATACGCGTTTTGTGCTAAGCGCAAATGTTACAGCCGGTATGAGCAGTAGCTTAGTACCATTAGCAGCCGCAACATCAGACGCGCTTCGATGGGAATATGCAGAACCGCCGCAAGTTAGTTCCGTGCGCCCTGGTTACAGCACAGTTCGCGTTTCACTCAAAGCTGAAATCCGCAACCCACAACTGGACATGTGATGGATATTCGAATCGCTCAATTTTTTAAGTTAATCGCGTCTTCTGGAGCGCCTAACTATTTTCAAAATTACTTTGTAAACGAAACAAAAGTATACGCTAATGAAAGCTATGCTTTTGCGCCTTTTAGAACCGAGGGAACAACAGCGTCGCTAAGTGGTGATAATAGTCTTTTGCAGGTGTTGTTTCCAAATGTAGAAATAGCTTTAAGACTACTTGCAGCTGCTAACGGTAATAGATTAAGCCGCCTGACATTAACGACCGTTTGGCTCACGGCTGATGGGCAGTACACCACTAACCAACTGCCTGAGTATTACGTCGGAACTGGTAGCAGTATCAGTGACACCACGATTGAGTTGCGATTTCGCAGTGCTATAGACAGTGTTGCAAGCAATTTCCCCAACCGCCAAATCACCCGCGACCTAGTGGGACCACTCCCTTTGGACAGCCAAATTCGACTGCAGTGATAAATTTTAATGATCTAGTTGGACTCCGTTATGGCTGGGGGCACAGTCCCCGCGACGGCAGCGGCTTTACTGATTGTTTTCAACTTGTCTGCGAAGTCCATAGGCGCATGGGCATGGCTGACTACAGCGCAAAGTACGAGTGGGTCTACCAGCAGTACACTGAAGCCAGCTTTCCTCGCGGATTGATAGTGCGCTGGCTTCTACAAAATGGCCAGCGGCAAACACGACCTACAGCAGGATGCGTTGCCCTTTTGCCCGTAAGGTCTGGTGCAGCACTGGGAACCTACACAGACGCCACAAACGTGCTGTTTATTGGCGCTAGTAGTAGTGTGATCCATGTGCCGTTACCTACTATCGGGCACATTCTCAAGGTAAACCAATGACCCGAAAGCTGCTGCCATATGAGCACGATCTAATTGCAACCCTTGGTTGCACTAAAGAGGAGTATTTGGAATTTTTGTCACTACAGGAAGAATACAACGATATTAAAGCTGGGAGCGTATTAGATATAAGAAACGACCCTGCAACTGTATCAATTGTGCTTACTGTTATAGGAATTATTTTCCAAGTTGCATCGGCACTTTTGATGCCACGCCCTCAAATTCCCAGTGTCGAACGCACTGGCGATGTACAAACAAGGGAGCAACGTTTTGCACCGCGTTTTGGGTTTAATTCTGCTCAAGAAGTTGCTAAGTATGGTGACGTAATACCCATTGTTTATACAGATATCACAACTAATCCAAACGGCGGTGTACGGATTACGTCTTCAATGATTTGGAGCGCCATTCGCAGTTATGGACAAAATCAATACATGCAAATGCTTGCGATACTTTCTGGCGGTGCAATTACCGCAATCGATGCCAACAAAAGCGCTTTTGGGCAAACCGCAATCACTGATCTTGTAGCTCAAAATAAATGGATTTATTTCAGACCAAGCGGCACCGGAGCGCTGGCATTTCAAAATGAAACATCAAACAATAGCGCTACTGATCCAGCTCGTTATGGCAACGCCACTGACAATCCCTATCGACTTCAAATAGACAACTCGTTGACTCGCTACGATGGCTTCAGTCAAGTTTATTCGCCATCAAGCTCTAATACATTTGGCGGTTACTCACCAGTGCCATTTGCGGTTTACTTTTACTTGCGAGATAGCGAAAACAATAAGTTTGGAGAATTTGTTGATATCTTTCTTGATTCATTTGGGTTTGATTACGCAGTTAATGGACACACCCTTCCTTTTCAGCCATCAAACAATCTTGGTTTGATTCCCGTAGGCGCAGGAGTAAGGCTTTGGATTGCGCCTACCAGTGAAACAGGCTTAACTTTAACCGACTTTAATTTACAGTTTTATCGTGCAAAGGCCGACGTGCGTCGAGCCGTTGCGTCTCAATTTGATGATGCTGGTATTTTTAAGCTAGGTTCTGCTTTGTTTCGCGTTACATCTATAGAAGGTGATTCACCGGATAATGGAAATTACTTCGTTAACCTAACCTGCATTGAAGCAGGAAGGTCGCCTAGTGTGCGATACAGCGATGTAGAAGTAACCCCAGATAATTCAGGCTTTTATAACCTAAAGGCTTTGGTGCGCGTTGAAAGCGCTTCATACACATCATTGTCCCGTTGTCATATTATTGATTTCGCTTTTAGGTGCCAAGTTTTTAGAAGAATAGGCGGTAGGCAGGCATCGTATGGATACTCCGCTAGCGATAACGGATTAGCTCAGCGCCATTCAATGTTCTTAATGTTTTATCGCATTGACGGCGGCGATGGAACTACGGCAGGCGCATGGAACATGGTGAACGGTATTTTTGTAGTACGACGCGCTGCGGAGCAAGACAACTATGTCTACATTAAACTTGTTAGCTCAGTTCCTTACAACTGGGAAGTTAAATTTGAGCCGGTCGTAGATCCTGTTGCTGAAATCCGAAAGCACCCATCGCTACTTATTAACGGCGCCGCACAAAATACTCAATACTTATACCTAGAAAACACAGGACCTGACTTTTCTACACCGATAGCCACAGGCATCACACTTAACTTCACTGGATACGTAAAAACTGTCACGCAAACTGCGCCATTGCCGCCATACCCGTTTATTCCTGGTGATACAAGGGAATGGGATTGGTTTAGCCTAGATGCGGACACTGATATGACATGTAGTTTTGACCGTGGCCCAGAGTTTACACTTGTAGCTGTGACAGAGCAACAGCGTCAAACATTTGATTTAACACGTTTGTATAAAAATCTTTCGCTACTAGGTTTTAATGTTTTTAGTGGCAAAGGTCTTCAAGACTTGCGTTCGTTTACGGCGTTTGTTACTCGCGGCAAACCGGTGCGTGTCATTAACACAAACACGTTAACCGTTCCATCAGCGCCTACGGGACCAAGCAATTACGCGCCAGATATTTTTCTAGATACTGTCTACGACAAAGAGGACGGCATAGGCAATTATGCAGCGGTCGAAGGAATTGATCTAACTGAGTTGGCATACGCAAAACGTTTTTGCGTTGCAAATAATTTATTTCTTGATGGCGTCATTGCCGACCGCACAAGCTGGCGAGCTTTTTGGGCTGCTAATGCTCCATTTAGTTTGCTTGAATTTGCTCGGATTGGTGGCAAGGAAACTTTGATACCGGCAGTTCCTTATGACAGAGCTACTGGCGCAATGAACCGCAGAGTGCACATTTCTGCTCTGTTTAATCAAGGAAATATCCTCGAAAATTCATACAAAGAGGAGTACATGGATTACGATGCAAACGTGCAGGACTTAATAGCAACTGTTATTTATCGCGCTCTTGATAGCAAAGGTATATTCGCTGTTAACCGTTCAATCTCAATTAGCCGCTCGGACATCACTGAAAATGATGCCGTAATTCAAACGTTCGACATCTCCGCCTATGTAACAAGTGAGGCGCAGGCAATCATGTTTGGCAAGTTGCTTTGTAATACTCGGAGATACGTTCGCAACAGCATTGAGTTTAAAACATTTCCAACTACCAGCCCAGTAATGCCTGGTACGTATATTTACGTAGACCTAGGTCAAAACCAGTGGGATGGAATTTACACAGGTGTCATTGCCGCAGGCGGGCTTCTCAACACGCCCGTTGCTGGTTCAGTGCCTGATGGTACGTACAGTATCTTGCTATACCGCAGCGGCGATGGCGTAATCTCAACGACGGTTACGATTGCCAACAATACAGCCGCAAGCCTAAGCACCCGCGAAGGATGGCTGTTTGTATTGGGTCAAGAGGTTCGCCGCAAAAGGGTTTACCGAGTCAACGAAGTGCAAATGGACGAAGAGGGCGAGGTCACTGTTCGCGCCACAATTTACCCGTGCGATTCTAGCGACCGCAGTCTGATTGCGGATTTCACCGATCAACTTTTTACCATTCGCCGCTAAAGTGGGTTAAAGACTCGCCGCCTTCTTGCAATGCCGTACTTCACTGGTCGCACAGGCGCCCTTTATTTGACCGCTGTCGGCACAAACGATCCCACTCCAGTGGCAGCCGAAAAAGCCTACAAACTCCGCGACTGGAGCCTAGAAACAACTGTTGAACTGCTCGAAACTACGACCGTTGACACAGCAGTCAAGAGCTACACACCTGGCGCAAGCAGTGCTACCGGCAGTGCAACTTTGCTGTATTACCGTCCTGAAGTAGGCGAGACAGGTGTTCAGTTCGATCAGTTTTTGAACAAACTGATGAAAACCACCAATGCAGGTGTAACGGAATCCGACCGTGTTGGCATGATCTTGCGCGTTGGTGAAACGCCTGGAGCTGGCGGCGACAACAAAGACGACCTTGCGTTTAATGCTTATATCACCAATGCATCCCTTAGTGTTAGTACCGGGGAATTGAGCGCCGTGTCACTGCAATTTACCGTAGATGGTCCATTCCGAGAGCTGATTAACGCATGACCTACTTCTTGGGTCAGTACGGGCGCATCAAGTTAAGCCGCAAGATGCAATCAAGTTTTGCATCGTCTGTTTTGCCAGCGGACATTAACACCACACTTAACCGTATTGGTATTGATGGAGCAGAGCAAAATTTACTTACAGGCGATCAAATTCAAATCCAAACTTCTGATGCTAGAGGTTTGGATTTTTTGCCTGCAGCGACGTGGCCGAATGGCGGAGGCGTAACACAGCAAACAGTTGTTGCTTATGCCAACGTAAACGCTGTAGGCGGCGTTCGTTTGTTTTCTACTTTTCAGCAAGCAGTCAACAATAATCCAGCTCTTGCATATCCAGTGGAATCTTTCACTGGCGCTACAATTCCTGTTGATGTAAGTATCCGCAGCCTAGGAGATCGGGTGCTAGGCGATGTAACGGGATTTACCTTTAATACTGACCGTGAAGCACTGGACACTACAACAATGTCCGATCGCTTCAAAAGCATGTATACATCAGGATTGATTTCTGGTGGCGGAAGCATTGACTGTTTATTTAATTCAGAAAGCAGCGAGTTGCGAGAAAACTCACTATTGCTTTTGCAACTGATCAACCGAGTAGAGCTTGGCAGTAGTTTTTCGTGTTTTTTGCAGCTAACTAACAATCAAGTCTATCAAGAGGTTCCAGATCTTTACTATGAGTTTACGGCTGTTATTACACGATCTGGCATTGAAGTCCAAACCGATCAAGCAATTACATGCGCCATTGACTTTGTGACAACCGGTGAAATCCGCTTACTACTGGGGCGGCCCAGCGGCTACGTCCTTAAAGAGGACGATTTTAGGATGCAGCTGCAGCAAAATCTTGATTTCCTGTTGACAGAGACAGAGGACTAAACTAGAGCATAGCTTTCGTACCAAAGGAGCGAGCCTCGTGGCCGACCAGCGGATTACTCAACTCAACCAGCTCAGCGAGGCTGATGTGGCAGCCGCTGATGTGCTGCCCATTGTTGATGTATCCGCAAGCGAAACTAAAAAAGTTACTGCCAAAGATCTGTTTGAGGCTGGCGCCGGACTGGCGGACAACAGCAGCATTGATCTTGGCAAACTCAATCAGTCCAGCACTACAAAACTTGGCACAACTGCCATTGCTGATAGTGCGGTCACTTACGCCAAGCTGCAGAACGTCAGCAGCACCGACCGCGTGTTGGGCCGTAGCTCCGCAGGCGCTGGTGTCGTACAAGAAATCACACTGACCGCCGCCGGTCGCGCCCTTATTGACGATGCGGATGCCGCCAGCCAGCGCACCACGCTTGGATTGGGCACGCTTTCAACTCAAGATGCAAGTGCGGTTGCCATTACCGGCGGCACGATCACCGGCGGCACGATCACTGGCATCACCGACCTTGCTATTGCTGACGGCGGCACTGGTGCATCTACTGCATCAGGCGCCCGCACCAACCTTGGCTTGGTCATCGGCACTGACGTTCAGGCATACGATGCTGGGCTTCAGTCCATTGCTGGTTTGACCACCAGCGCCGACCAGGCCATCTACACAACTGGTGCCGATACCTACGCCACCACAAGCCTGACCAGTTTCGGTCGCTCGTTGATTGATGATGCCGACGCATCAACTGCTCGTACCACGCTAGGGCTTGGCACAATCTCGACGCAAGCTGCTAACAGTGTTGCTATTACCGGCGGTACTGCAACGCTTAGCTTTATCAGTACGGCATCTGCCACCATTACAGGTGGCTCAGTAACTAACATTACTGATCTTGCCGTTGCTGACGGAGGTACTGGTGCATCTACTGCCTCAGGTGCACGCACTAATCTCGGATTAGTTATTGGCACCGATATTCAAGCGTATAGCACAAGCTTGGCATCTATCGCTGGGCTAACCACTAGCGGTAATGAAATTATCTATACCACTGCAGCAAATACTTATGACATTGCAACTCTGACTGGTTTTGGTCGTTCGTTTATTGATGACGTAGATGCAGATGAAGCTCGTACCACGCTAGGGCTTGGTACGCTTGCAACTCAAAACGGCACATTTAGCGGCACCCATTCCGGCACAAGCAGCGGCACCAACACTGGCGACCAAACTATCACGCTTACTGGTGATGTAACAGGTAGTGGTACGGGCTCTTTTGCAGCAACAATCGCAAACGATGCAGTTACTACTAGCAAAATTATTGACTCGGCTATTACTACCACCAAAATCAATGCCGCTGCTGTAACTGATGCAAAGCTAGCTTCCAATAGTGCCACAGTAGTCAGCGGAAACGTCCCAGCTGGAAATGGAGCGTTTGTCGGTCAGCAGTGGCTAAATACCAATACTGGATTGAATTACGCATGGACAGGCGCAGAGTGGCAGCAAATTGCCGCACTACAAACTGTCCATTTTTCTGATTCAACCCCACTATCTTTTGCAGTTACCAAACCAGATAATTTCAGCACCACAATTACTACTAGTCTTGACAATCAATCGGCTGCCACGGTTTTTGCAGGACCCACTACTGGAGCGGCTGCTGCTCCAACATTTAGAGCATTAGCAAGCACAGATCTGCCTATTGCTACGGCAAGTGTTAATGGTGTAGTCCAACCTGGTACTGGACTAAGTGTAACTGCTAGCGGAGTTTTAAATCACTCTAATACCACTGCATCTGGCACATATACCAAAGTCACCGTTGATGGTGAAGGACATGTCAGCGCAGGCGCTAATCTCGTCGCCGGTGATATTCCAAGTCTTGATGCTAGCAAGATTGCTACAGGCACGTTTAGCGCATCATTGATTGCAAATGACAGTATTACTGGCCTTAAACTTGCAGATAGTTCCACCGTGCAATTCGGCGGCGCTGGATCTACTGCCGGCGTTGTAACTTTTCCAACTGCCGAATTTAAGGGTCAATACTTTTTTGACGAACTAAACGGCGATCTTTATATCTGGACGGGTTCTGCTTGGTTGCCTGTAACGATTACAAGCGGCGAATTAGTGTATGGCGGCACTTACAACGCCAGTACAAATCTCGTTGCGTCTACCACATCAGCTGGTACGGCTGCTGGACTTACGACTGGATCAGCACTAGCCGCAGCTTCGTCTACAAATGCTCGTTATTACTTAGTTGTTTCAGTTTCAGGCACTGGCACGGGTAATGCACCTGCAGTGGCGCTAGCGCCACCTGACATGATTTTGTCAAATGGCACAACATGGGATTTAATTGATGTTTCTAATGCTATCGCCGGTCAAACGGCCACTAATATCAGCTTTACGCCTTACGGCGGAATTAGTGCAACCAATGTTCAAACAGCACTACAAGAACTAGACGACGAAAAACTTGCCAAAACGGGCGGCACTGTTACCGGCGCACTTGAGATTGGAACCACGGGTTCACTGGTGTTTGAAGGTAGCACTGCGGATGCTTTTGAAACAACATTAACCGTAGTAGATCCCACAGCAGATCGAACTATTTCACTGCCTAACTCCACTGGCACCCTGATCACTACGGGTGACACCGGGGTGATTACAAGTTCAATGATCACCGATGGCACTATTGTCAATGATGATATTAGCGCCAGTGCCGGTATTGCTTACAGCAAATTAGCTGCACTATCCGCTGGTCGATTGGTTGTTGGCAATGCTAGCAATGTTGCCACTGCAGTTGATATTACTGGCGATGTAACAATCAGTAGTTCCGGTGTTACCGCTATCAGCACAGGCGTAATTGTTAATGCCGATATCAATTCAGCTGCGGCAATCGACGATACAAAACTCGGTATTATTAGCAGCAGCAACAAAGTAAGCCTTTCAGCTATTGACATTGACGGCGGTACTGATATTGGTACAGCACTTTCCGATGCCGATTTATTTATTGTTGATGATGGCGGAGCTGGCACAAATCGCAAAGCAGCAGCAACACGCATTACTGAATATACCTTTGGCAAAGTTACTGGCGACGTAACAATCGCAAGCAACGGCACCGCTGCTATTAGTAGTGGTGTAATTGTCGATGCGGATATTAACGCTTCTGCGGCTATTGCTGACACAAAACTTGCAACAATTAGCACTGCAGGTAAAGTTAGTGGTACGGCTATTACATCAGGCAACATTAGTACCAGTGGCAGCTTTGCTACTACTAGCACTCTGGCAGTAGGTCAATCCAGTGCAGCAGCAAACACTGATTTTGATCTTGCTGGCACTTATGCACAGACTGTAGTCGCCATTGGTGCGCTAGCGATTAACTGCAGCACTGGTAATTACTTTACCAAAACAATTAGTGCCAATAGTACTTTTACCGTCAGCAACGTCCCAGCGAGTCGCGCCTATGCATTTACGTTGGAGCTGACACATACCAGCGGTACGGTGACTTGGTTTAGCGGTGTAGAGTGGCCCGGAGGTATAGCGCCAACGCTAACTACTGGCAAAACGCACCTGTTTATGTTTATTACTGATGATGGCGGCACCCGCTGGCGTGCATCCTCGCTGACCAACTACACCAACTGATAAAGCAATGGACCCTATCACCCGAGCACTACTTATGGGCGCTAGTAGCGCAGAAAGAAATTACGTTGAAGACGTATTTAGTGTTCAACTTTATACCGGTAACGGATCTGGAAATCAAACAATTACAAATGGAATTAACTTAGCTGGATACGGAGGTGCAGTGTGGTCAAAATCTCGATCCGCAGCGGAAGATCACAGAGTTAATTCTAGCGCATACTCTTCAGTTTCTCTTAGAACAAATTTAGCAAACGCCACAATTAGTTACAGCTGTAGTCCCGTTTTTACATCTACTGGTTATACCCTTAGTGGCAGCAGTGGAGGTACGATCGGAATCAATACCAGCGGTGTAACTTATGTTTCTTGGAGCTTCCGCAAAGCTACAAATTTTTTTGATGTACTTACATACATAGGTGATGGCGCTAACCGCACCATTGCTCACAATTTGGGCAGCGTCCCTGGAATGATTATCATTAAACGAAGAGACGCTTCAGGAGATTGGCAAGTTTATCATCGCAGCTTAGCCAATACTGAATACACAGTCCTTAACAGCACAGCAGCAAAAGCAACTGGCGCCACGCTTTGGAACTCAACCACGCCAACGAGCTCTGTGTTCAGCCTTGGTACTGATGCCACAGTTAACGCATCCGGAGGCTATTACGTTGCTTACCTTTTTGCGCATGATGCTGGCGGATTTGGTGATAGCAGCGCAGATAGCGTTACTAACTGTGGCAGTTACACAGGCAATGGCAGCACTACGGGACCTACGGTTACTCTTGGATGGGAACCGCAGTGGCTATTGATTAAACGCACCGATTCCACGGGAGATTGGCAGTTAATAGACAGCACACGTGGTTTTGTAGTTAGTGGCACTGATGCAGAACTAAATCCAAATTTAAATAATGCCGAAAGCACCGGCACTTTTGTATCACCACTTTCTACTGGTTTTCAACTCAACACCACAGACGTTGGCTACAACGCCTCTGGCGGCAGTTACATCTATGTCGCCATCCGCAAGCCAGCGGCCTAAACTCTAACCAACAAAGCACTTGCCATGTACGTCCTAGCTTTCGGTACAGTCGTCAAGCGGTTTCCTTATTCGGTAACTGAATTACGGCGCGACAATCCAAATGTTAGCTTTCCGCAAGATCTTAGCAATGAAGAATTAGCTGTCTGGAATGTTTATCCAGTCGTACCAAAAGACGCGCCGACGCACAATAACGCAACGGAAAATTGCGTTATGGTCAACCCTATTTTGCAAAAAAACCAATGGGTGCAGCAGTGGCTTGTAACGCCTGCAACGCCAGCGGAAGTTGCAAAACGCGCAGAAAGGCAGTGCGCCGATATTCGAGCTGATCGCAACAGGCGGTTAGCTGATTGCGATTGGACGCAAGTTTCGGATTCCCCAGTGGACCGGGCAGCTTGGGCTAGCTATCGGCAAGAGCTGCGTGACGTGACAAAACAGCCTGGATTTCCGTGGGAAATCACTTGGCCTGCTACCCCTTAAAATTGAACCATGGCTATCTCACCCGGCACGTACAACATCAGCCTGCAACGCCGGGCGGACTACAGCATCACGCTGCAGTTCAAAGACAGCACTGGTGCACCAATCAACCTGACTGGCTGGACCGTCGCTGCTCAAGCTTGGAATCAAGGACGCACCACAAAATACGCTGACTTTACTATTACTTACACAAATCGTGCTACAGGTACTGTTGCCATCGCATTAACCGACGATCAAACGGCAACATTTCCAAACGAAGCGTACTACGACGTACTTTTAACAAATCCTAGTGGTCTTAAAGAATACTACCTTGAAGGCACTATTTACGTAAGCGAGGGTTATACCGGATGACTTCTGTAAACATCAGTAGCGTCAGTAATACAGTCGTTGTTACAGAAAACGGCAGTAGCACGGTCGTCACCGTTCCCGTAACCAGCACCGTGACTGCAGTCACACAAGGTCCACAAGGTCCTGCTGGTGGGGCTGCTTTTGTGTACCAGCAAGTTACTCCGGCAACAACGTGGACCATTAACCACAATCTTGGCTATAAACCGTCTGTTGAGTTACTTGACAGTGGAAGCCAAGAAATTGATGGCGACGTGGCACATCCAAACGATAACCAGACCGTTGTTACACTGAATCCAGCATCCGCTGGGCTAGCCCGCTTGATCTGACATGGCTCGCAAGTTTTTTACCGATCTTGACTTACAGAGCACGTCAAAGATCATCAACGTTCCAACGCCCAGCGCAGCTGGCGATGCAGTACCCAAGTCCTACGTGGACTCAGCCATCGAAGGTCTTGCGTGGAAAGATAGCGTCCGCGTCAGCACCCAAAGCAACATCAACCTAGCCAGCCCCGGCGCCACGATTGATGGCATCACAATGGCGTCCCAGGACCGTGTACTGGTCCGCAATCAATCCACGCAGAGCCAAAACGGCATTTATGTGTGGAATGGGGCCTCTACGGCGATGACCCGTTCGCTTGATGCGAGCACTTTTGCAGAACTGGAACAAGCAATTACTACTGTTGAGGAAGGTACCGATGCCGGCACAACTTGGCGTCAGACCCAAATCAACGGCACGATTGACAGCAGCAACGTCATTTGGACTTCATTCGCCACTGCAGCACCTGCTGCTAGCGAAACCACTGCTGGCATTGCGGAGCTTGCTACTCAGGCGGAAACCGACGCTGGCACCGACGACCTGCGGATCGTCACCCCGCTCAAGCTGGCCAACTGGTCTGGGCGTCTGCGGAAATACGCGGTAAATATCGGCGACGGCAGTGCTACCAGCTACACCATCACCCATAGCCTCAATACCCGCGACGTAATTGTGCGAGTGTTCCCCAACTCCGGTCAATACGACGACGTTGAGGTGGATGTGCAGCGTCCAACTACTACGACCTGCACACTGGTATTTGCGACTGCACCGGCATCTAACGCCTACCGCGTGGTGGTACTGGGCTGATGGCACGCAAGTTTCTCAACGGCGTTGATCTGGTCAATCAGCTGGTAACAGCGATTGGCGCTCAGATGAGCACCGGCAAGCTGCTGGGGCGCAGCACTGCCGGTAGCGGCGCCATTGAAGAGATCACCATTGGATCAGGACTGTCGTTGTCCGCTGGTACGCTGAGCGCAACCGGAGGCGGATCGGTTGGCGTTGACCCCGTGATAGCCGGAATGATCTTCTAATGGCAGCACCCAACCTCAAGTCACCGACGACGATCCTGGGGCGCACGGCTCGATACGCCGTCACCACCAGCTTGGCTGCGGCACTCAGCAACAGCGCGGCTAGCGGAAAGGTGCTCAAGATCAACAGCATCTTCTGTGCCAACGTTGACGGCGTGAACGCTGCGGACATCAGTGTCAGTGTCTACAACGGCACGACGGATCGCTACATCGCTTTCACGATTACCGTACCTGCCGATGCCACGCAGGTGCTTAGCACCAAAGAGACCTACTTCTACCTAGAAGAAGGCGACTCGATCCGCGCCTTGGCCTCTGCCGCAGGCGATCTTGAGTTGGTCATTGGCTACGAGGAGATCAGCTGATGCGTCTTGGACTGATCGGCGGCACTGATAGCAAGCGCACATCAGGCGTCTACCAGCCTGAGGATGTCGTGGCATTGCAAGATGCCAAGAAGTACGTGAGTCGTTTTGGTTACGACGGTGTATTCAATGCACTGGCAAGCTCTGGCATTGAAGAAGGTTTTGACGTTAGTCGTGATGGACGGTATGTATATGTTGCGGTACGTGGGACCAGAACTACTGCCATCATTTTCCAGTACGAGTGCTCAACGCCTTGGGATCTCTCGACCATCACCTATTCAAGCAAGAGCTTGGTAGTTGGTGATTGGGAACTTAGCTGCAACGGTATTGCAATTAGCGATAATGGTACAAGGTTGTTCTTCACTGGACTTTCTGCTGCCGTCTGGTCGTGTACGTTGTCCACGCCTTACGATCTTGCTACGGCCACGGTTGATGTAAAAAGGGCGTACGTCAGCACGCAAGATGGATTCCCTAATAGTCCCATCTTCGGTGATAGTGGCACCAAGATGTACGTTTTGGGTAACTCCAACGATACGGTGTATCAATACACACTGAGCACTGCGTGGGATGTCAGCACAGCTACTTACGCTAGCAAGAGCTTCAGTGTCACCACTCAAGATACCAACCCACAGGGCATCTTTTTCAAGAGTGATGGCCTGACTTTTTATATGGTCGGAGCAACCAACGACACGGTGTATCGATATACGTTGAGTACCGCTTGGGACATTGCTACTGCAAGTTATGCCAGTAAAAGCAAAGCAGTTGGCACAGAAGAAACAAACCCTACTGCAGTGTTCTTTAAGCCTGATGGACTCAAGATGTACGTTATTGGTCAAACCGGTGACGATGTTAATGAGTACGACCTAAGCACGGCATGGGATGTCAGCACGGCTAGCTTTTTGCGTGTCTCTGCCGCTGTAGGAGAAAGTGCACCGACTGGCCTGTGGTTTAAGGATGACGGCACCAAGATGTACGTTACAGGTCAAACCAATGATGCCGTGCGTGAGTTCACGCTGTCAACAGCTTGGAACGTATCAACGATTTCATTCTCCAAGTCGCTTGCAGTTGGATTTGAAGCCACCCCTACGGGCATTACATTCAAAGACAATGGCACTGAAATATACATCCTAGGGCGAACAACCGACTGCGTTTTTGAGATTCAGCTCGGCACGGCATGGGATGTCGGTACGGCAAAAGGTTTTATTTACGTTGGCGGCACTGAAACCGCGCCAAGAGGTATTCACATAAACAGCGATGGGACACTTTTGTTTTTGACTGGCGGCAGTAATAACGTCCGCAAATACACATTATCAACCGCCTATGAATTAGGCACGGCGACGTTATCTCAAAGTTTTGCTATTACAGGCACACTAGGCGTTCATGTGACTGCGGATGGATTGCGGATTTATGTGACCTTAGGCAGCGGTGGACTAAACCCTGCAGGCGGCAGGCAAGTTCGACAAATTACGCTTACATCTCCGAACGATTTAACGACAGCAACGCTTAGTACAGTTGAGCTAATTCCTTTACTTGGACTAACTGGAGCAGCTGCTACTCCATGGGGGGTCCGTGTTTCTCCCGATGGCACCCGCATGTTTGTGCTGTCTGATGTTACTCAAGGCATGTACCAATTCTCCCTGAGGTTTGCATGATGCTCTACTCCTTCAACGGCAACCGCCCTGCGCCCCTTCCCTTCCGCATCACGCTGCCCAACGGCTTCACCCGCACCGATCCGAGCACGTTCACCGAAGACGAAATCACCGCTGCAGGCTTCACTGGCCCGTACACCGAGCCTGCCTACGACCCCATCACGCAGCAGATCGACTGGGTGGACGGTGCCTACGCCGTGGTCGCCAGACCACCAGCACCGCCTGAGCCCGAACCGCTAGATCTCACCGCAACAGCCAACGGCATCCTTGCTGCTGCCGCCACTGGCGATGCTGCATTGTTGGCCAATCTGCTAGAACACCTATTGATTGCGGCTCGTCAGTAATGGCTGTAAAAAGTAAAACTTCACTGGGTCGCGTCGAGCACCAAGCTGGCAAGCCCAAAAAGACCCGGCAAGGTCAAGGACAAAACAGCTTGCCTAGTCATGGTAGAAAGAAAACACGAGGTCAGGGACGCTAAATTAGGAAAAAGGTCGGCAGTGTGCCTCGCAATGGATCACCACGAAGAGGCAACCATCCACGCCGAACCACCTAATAACCCGTTTAACCAAGCCGTCCCAGCCCTTTTGACCGCAGCGGTCTTAGGTTTGGGCGGTCTTTTTATGCAAGTCGCAAAGCTCGATCAGTCAGTAGGAACTGTTGCCGCTGATATTCAAGAACTTAAAAACGACAGTAAGGAACGTCTAGCCGACCTTGAATCTCGTGTTCGTCAAATTGAAATGACCGTCGGCAATCAAAACAAATGAGCGTCGTCCACACCACCGACTTCGGTAACGGCTACACCTTGGACCAGCTGGAGAACGAACGCGGTGAACTGTATTACCGCGCCTGCCTAAACAGCGTTTGCCGCTACGCCGAAGACCACTACATCGCAATGATGTATCTCGAAGGCATGGGCTGGAATCCTAAAGCAGACCACCAGTAATCCACTGCACAATCGCATCCTCCCGATGCGGCTCCCAAAACGACTGATCTCTGTACCACTCAATCCAGTCCTCAGCCGACTTCGAGATATTGCACGCAAAACAGCACGCCACCAAGTTCTGCTGGTGCGTATGACCACCCCGCATCTTGGGGTGTACGTGATCCAGTGTCGCCGACCGTCCTAAGTCCACAGAACAATAGGCACATTTGTTCTGCCAATGTTTAAGAATTGATTGCCTAAATCGCGCCTTTGCTTCTTTTTTGTTTAAGTATTCGCCATCTTCAATGCGATGGTCCATACCCAGCAGTGGCTGCACAGAATGTAGCGGTAGAAACTATTACGCGCACTGGTCCTCTTTTCTAGTACAGCTAAACTCAAGAAAAGCCGTAGCTTTTTATGACTGACCAACAAATCGCCGTCGCCGCCGTCGTTGTAGCCGCCGGCTCCGAACTGATTGGCATGAGCAAGCTGAAGTCCAACAGCTGGATCCAGCTGGTGCTTCAAGCTTTGCGACTCGCGTTTCCAAAACGTCGCCGCTAATCCACGCGAGGGCCTTGTCATGGCAAACAACAAACTCCGCCTCGGCGACCTGTTCCGGTTCTACAAAGGGCTGCCTCACCAGATGGCGGCCATCACCGAACTGGAGCAAGCCATCAACAAGGCCAACCCCCACATCTTGGGCCGGGACCAAGGCTGGTTCAAAACTTGGAGTGTTGCCGGTAAACAAACCAATTTCCCCAACAGCTGGGAAGGAATCCTCGAAGCCGCCCGCGTTGCCGGAGCAAAATTCCCAGAACTTGTAGCCGCCCAATGGGCACTGGAATCCAGTTACGGAAAACTAGTTTCAGGCAGAAACAATTTTTTTGGCCTTAAAGGCGAAGGCAGCGACAAGAAAACCCAAGAATTTATTAACGGACAGTGGATCACGATCACCGACAGCTTTATTGATTTCCCCGATTTACTGTCCTGTGTAATGTACCTAGTCGACCACTGGTACAAAGATTACAAAAACTACAAAGGGTGCAACAACGCTGCAACCCGCGAGGAAGCTGCCAAGTGGTTACATAAAGAAGGTTACGCCACCGACCCCAATTACCCCGGCAAGCTGATCGAGCTGATGGACCAGCACGCTGGCACGAAACCCCTCGTCAATCCAAAAGAAAAAATCCTCAAGGTTGCCTACGAATACCAGCTAGGTCCAGACGATGGAGCCACTGGTTACCGCCAATGCTTCAGCTCCAGCTGCGCAATGGTCGCCCGCTACTACGGCAAGATCTCAGGCGATTACGAGTACAACAAGATCCGCGCCCGTTTTGGTGATACCACCGACCCCAAAGCGCAAATTGCCGCACTGAAATCACTGGGATTCACCGCCACCTTCGAAATGGATGGCACAGTCGAGGACCTAGAAACCGAAATCGCCCACGGTCATCCAGTTCCTGTGGGCTGGTTACACAAAGGTCCAGTCAACGACCCAAGCGGCACGGGCCACTGGAGCGTAGTCGTGGGATTTACGCCAACCCACTTCATCCACAACGACCCATTCGGCGAGGCCAACCTGTCTACTGGCGGCTACGTCAGTAACAAAGGAGGCGCCGGTGTCGCTTATTCCCGCAAAAACTGGCTTCCTCGTTGGCTCATCGAAGGCAACGACACAGGCTGGTTCATGAAAATCCGCCCAAAGTGATCATGCACCCCATCGAACACAGCACCGAGTCCAACTTCCACAAGGCCGCAACAGACCAGTGGCTAGTTGACTTGTTCAACCGCCAAGACTACCGCGCCCTTCTTGAAGCCGCCTTGGTACTGAACACACTTCACCAGCTGGAACGAACAAAATCGGCCTGGGCTATCCGCGAAGCCGCCGATAACCTGGCCGATCAATTCGGACTAGACCGCGACTCGGCCTAGTTCTGGTTGTACTTCTGGTACAGCCCGGTGTACGTATGGTGCTGCGGATGCTCGGGATTGGAGCGTCCATCCCACTCGTACAACTTTTCGAGCAGTTCCATCCGAGAGTGATCAACGATCACCTGCCCCCAGTTTTGGCGTGCCCACTCAGCGAGTTCAGGCTTGCTCATTTTTACTTTCCACAAGTTTGAGACGACGCCGGGCCGATTCTTTCGGACCATTGTTCGAGCGCACCAGCCTAGGCTTTTTCGCCACGGCATCCGGCACTTCGACCTTGCAATTCGGGTAACGATTTGCAGCAAACGTCAAAGCCTGCTGGAGCGACTCCGCTCGAATCAAGTCCCGCATTGCTCCTTGCCCAGGCAACCAAATTTTCAACTCAAACAAAGCAGTTTTCGGCGCACTAGTTCGTGAACGACCTTCACCGAGACGAACTTCAGGGTCGAGTTGCTGCTGGAACGGAGTTACTTCCATGATTTGGGGTAGGCGGGTTCATCGACGCTATGAACAGCAACGTGGCTGTTAGTGCACTCAGCAACAGCTCTCGCCGCAGCGACAGCACGTTCATATGTAATCCAGCTGGATGCGTCTTCCTTGGATGCGGTGAGACCAATTCCTTTGCCAGGGCCGTAAACCGCCGTAACCCAGCGATCCTCAACCATGACGACATAGCGCGTCATCACTTCAAATAAATTACTGTGTAAGCCTAGTAAGTTTAGCCCACTGGAACCAGACTATGAAGACATTTCACTAAGTCTCATGCGTCTTGTCCTGACCCACTTCCTTCTTGCTTGGAGCGCATCCTTCCCTGCACCCGCCGTTGCACCGACTCCGCCCAAGCCGCCTTATCAGCAGCCTCTGCAGCCTTGTAATCCGACGTTGGAACAGCTTTCTCCAAGGCGGCGTAAACCATATCTCGCAACATTCCAGTTACCCGCTTGCCTTCGCTGGCTGCAAGCTGCTCCGCCAATTTGTACCGATGGCTGTCCAGCAGCAACTGGCAGTAAATTTTTGACCCGTGCTTCAGCGGCATTGCTGCTTCTCTAGTCTGCTACACAATAGCATACTGCGACACACTAGACCCGCCACCGCACGTCATCATCCACATCCTTCCGCCAAGCATTGGATTGTGCCGCCCGAGCACTGGAACGCTGCTTGGTACAGCCCTTCCGAATACCCCGCGCCCACTCCAAAAATGCTGCAGCCCGATGCAAATCCGCAGTCTTCGCCTGCCTAATCTCCCGCATCAGCCACTCCATCACAAGTTCCCTACCTGTGCGGCTGCGACTCATAAGACTAAATCTGAGACTCGTAAGATCGACTGGACATGCTGGTCAGGGCAAAGCTCCAGTGCCTTCATCCTCGCGGCGAAAGCATCTGGAGCAGTAACAAACAGATCGTGAGTACCACCGTGACGCGGGTGCATCCGCACGCGGTACTCGATCTGTTCTTGGTTCACTTTGCCTGATCCCAGCTATCCCCGACCTTAGCTTCGGCAAGCGGCGGAATATCACCCAACCACTTGGCCTCACACTCCTCCATCACTGACTGGAGCTGGAGCGCCCAGGTGTCTGCGTGTTCTTCAGCGACGAGCAGGATGATCTCGTCATGCACCACGCCGGCCAAACGCACCACGTCCTCCCCGTCGGCGTGGAGTAACGGCCACAGCTTGCCGAGCGTAAGTTTGAGGACTGCTGCACCAGCCCCCTGGATTGGGGTGTTACAGCGCGTGGTGAGTTTGTTGTTCTCGCCCGGTAAAAACCGCCGCAAGCCCGAGATGCGTATGCGGATAGATGGATTGTCCTTAGCCGCATCAGCATCGCGAGCATTTTTGCGCTGCCATGCGGAGATGCCTTTAT